ATGAAAAAAAGTATTTTGACGCTGTTATTACTGGCTTGCACAGGTAGTAGTGCATTAGCCGCACCGCAAATTATCACCGTAAGCCGTTTTGAAATGGGCAAAGATAACTGGGCATTTAACCGTGAAGAGGTAATGCTAAGTTGCCGCCCTGGACATGCGCTTTTTGCAATCAACCCAAGTACCTTGATGCAATACCCGTTAAACGACGTAGCGCAACAACAAGTGAGTAGCGGCAAAACCACTGGCCAGTCTATCTCCGTGATTCAAATTGATGATCCTAAGACACCGGGACAAAAAAAGAGTCTTGCTCCATTTATTGAGCGTGCTGAGAAGTTGTGTAACTAAAATGCTATAACTCACTAATTAACAATAAAAAACCGCAATAACCGTAGACCGGATATTGCGGTTTTTGTCTAAAATATTACCTAAACCGCAGTTTTTTTCTGAACACTTTTGCGCCAGACTGGAAAACCTGCGCCGGTAATCTATTCTTAGAAGGCAAGGCGATGTCTGCCTGCATTAATGCCAACTTTTAGCGCACGGCTCTCTCCCAAGAGCCATTTCCCTGGACCGAATATAGGAATCGTATTCGGTCTTTTTTTATCTATATGATTTATAAAGGTTTTTTGTGGTCAGTCCCGAAATATCCCGAAATTTTCCCGAAAACTCAATATTCAGTCTAAACCATAACATACTCAGCCCCGCGCGAATCAAGGTATTTTTTAGTCATTGTTAAATTTTTGTGTCCTAACAATCGCTGTGCAAAATCCTCGCTATATTCCTTTTCATACTCACGACTCGCCAGGCTTCGCATTTCATGGAACGCTGGAGGGTTCGCCCCGAAACTTATTCCACTGGCATTACGAACTTCTGCAAATGCTTGTGTTAATCCATCCGGTGTCAACGGACCAGGTTTCCTACCGCCTCGACGAACAGCTGAATAAAGCATAAAGTCAGAAGGGTTATTCTTCCTGCAATTATCTATAACATCCCCCAGAACTAGTCCGGCAGAATTAAGTTTCAAATCCAGTGGTAGGGCTAATTTGTGTCCTGTCTTTTGCTGCTCGATAAACAGGCGATCATCGCGCACATCACTAAAACGAAACAGGGAGATGTCTTCGCGCCGCTGACCCGTTACAAGTGCAAGCTCAAATGCGCGCTGCACCCATTCTCCAAAATTTTCTGCAGTAGAATGCAGCAATTGGTACTGTTCAAGGATCAGACGCTCGCGTTTAACTTTTGGCGTCGGTGCCCTGGTCGGTTCCACCGGGTTTAAACTAATATGCCCCTCTACTATTGCCTCTCTGAAGATATCAGATAGAACCGAGCGCAACGCAACGGCCATGCTTTTCTTATCACACTCGATATATCCTTCCAGGAAGGTCGCAATATCGCGAGTAGTGATCGCATTCAGTGGCATGTTTCCAAATTCATCTTCAAGGGTTGCCAACTGGTTTCGACGAACCTTCATAGTGTTCGGTTTTAGTTCCCTTCGCTCCAGGATAACAGAGTACCGCTCCAGCCATTTTGAGACTGTAAAATCAGGCGTTTCCATAATTCGTTCTAAAAGACTGGATGGCAGGTAGTTCTGGTCGAGATAGTTATTTGCTTCTATGGCCTGGGCTACAGCATCCTTGCGCGCAATCTTACCAAGAGAAATTTCTTGTCCAGTGATCGGATTGCGCCAGGAGTAGATTTGCTTTGTTTTGCGAAAGGTCAGATTACGCGGCAGATTAGCGTCGTAACGTACTGGCCTTTTCGTCATGTCTCAGTCTCTCAAGTAGTGTTCCGGTCGCGGGTAATTTCCGATGCTTAGGTTTTAAGCGAAGGTTCTTTTTGCTCGGGTCAACGTAAATTGAGTCCGGCATTAATTTGTACTCTTTACCGTGGAGTTCAGGTGCAGGATAAATGCGACCCTCACGAACCCAGCGCCGCAAGGTTGAAAGCGACGGGGGAGTGGAGTAAATCGAATTGGCCCATTCCTGCAAGTTGAGAAGCTTTGCCATACTTATTCTCCAGCAGACCGGTACACTTATTATAAGTGACCGGGCTACGTTAAATTGATAAATCAAAATCAAACTGCGGCAGCTCGCTGCGCACGCAATTTCGCTATATGTTCGGCCTGCTCAATGTCCCGTTTAATCAACTCTGATTCTTCCCGCGTCAGCGGTTCAAAGTCCTGGTTGAAGCGGGACATGCTCGCGATACAGTTCCTGCCACGACGGCGGTAAAACACCTCGGTGTCGGTAGCCCTGCTGATGATGCAGGGCTCTCCGTGCTGGTCTGCGTATACTGTGTTTGGGTAGATTATCCGGAACACATTTACCTCCGAATTTTCCCGCGCAACTCCTCAATCTCTTTGCAACTGGCGCACAACTGGCAACCAGGAATCGCTATCCGGCGAGCCTCCGGCAACTCTTCATCACATTCACGGCAATGAGTCGCTGATATGGCGTGCTCATTCAATCTGGCACGACTCAATGCAGCGTTACGATGCAGCTCTTCCAGTTCGCTCGCGTTATCAATGATGTCCATTAATTACTCCTTGAGCGGGAGGGGTAACCTCCCGGCAGTCGTTAGCCAACGTATTCTGGTTTCATATCAGCGAGGGTGATAGTGAACTGATCGTGCAGTTCGTCGCCTAAGTGGCGCTTAGCTGAATTAAGAGCTCGCTCAACATCCATAAATCGCTCTGCTGCGTCAGGTTCCCCCGGATTTGGAAGCGAGTTAATTGCAGCTTCAATGCGGTTCTTATGGTCCACGCGGTGATAACGTGCCACGGCTTTGTTTTTCAGTTCCGTGTAGATAGCATTGCCCAGGGTAGGTTTGGCAGACTCAACATCTATACGAATTGCTTTAGCCGCATCGACATCTTGAACAGCTTCAATGCGATCGCGGAACTCATCAGCCAGGACATTAATGTTTGTAGTCGATTCCTGCGCGCTGGTGGTTGTGGCCACTGAGTCGCTGGCAATCTCTTTCAGACTCACTCGCTGGGCTGGAACCGGGTTAATTTCACGCTCTGGCTTTTGCTCTATATCTTCCGGGCTGTAAACACCCAGAATGACCTCAGGGCAGTACAGGCGAGCCCAGTACTTAACTGCCAGATACGCAATTTGCTGCTTAGGTGCTGTTTTCCAGAGAGGTGAATTACGTGTGGTTATATCTCCGAGGTAGATATTTTCACCCCAGGTGACTTCGGTCTCACCACGTAGAACGGCACCTACACGAATGAACAGGCCCAGTTCGTCACGACCATCCTTAACGCCAGCTATCTTTTCCCAGTCACCGCCATACTCGTAGTGGAATCGACCAACTATTGCACTTGAGCTGGAAATCACCGCGTTTACCAGTTGGGCTTCGTAACCCAGCACACCATTTACCAGATGTGTTTTCTGCGCGACAGCATACGGATTCATACCCCATTGCATGGCTTGCATGACAATAGCCATACAATCAGCAGGTTTCCCGGCCAGGTGCTTTGGTACAGTAACAACAGATTGAGCCATCAATTCTGCAAACGAGGTCAATTGCCCCAGCGCCTGAACGTTGAATACGGCGTTACTGGCAGAAATGGTATTTGGAGCCTGCTGTTCAGCCGTTACGATATTGGTGTTTTGCATGTTCATTTCCCCTTATGCCAGGCGCAGTGATTCAAGACGGCGCAGGTCAAAATCGTTCAGTTCGTCGGTGTAGTCTTCTGCAATCGGTGCTGGCCACACATTGGTGTCCAGAGCGTTGCTAATTGCATTTATAGCTTTCCGGTATTCCAGTCGCCCCAGCTCCAGTAATTCTTCAGATGCTTCGATGATGGCAACCCAGTGGTAGCCCTCATCCTTATTCACGAATATCCAGAAGAACTGGTTGAAGTCGGCAACATCGCAGTACATCGCGGCGCTCAGGTGGTAATCACGCTCAATGATTTCGCGATGCAGTTTGGCGCGCAGGAAGTCCTGTTTCACTTTTCCCAGGCTGATGGTTTTGAGATCTACGCCGATGCGAACGCTGGACATATCAATTTCCAGGTCAGGACGAACGCGAACCTCTAAGCCTGTTTCCTCATCCATACCGAAATAACTGACTTCATTTGCTCGATTAGGGTGTTGCAGGAGCTGGCCAGCAGAAGGGTGGTTGAACAGTGCCTGCTGAATTGCTTTCGCATGAGACAACTGGCGTTCGCTCAGTATGATTTTGTCCTGGTTGGCTTCATTCCATTGATGTTCGTATTCCTCTGCAAAGATGGCATCAGGCTTCACCGTCCGGATGGCTGAAGACAGAACATCTTTAGTGCCGGTGAGCTTCAGCTGTTCTGATTTGTCTCTTCCTTCGTTGTATTCATGAATGAAGGCTTTTAACGAATCAGTATTGGTGAATGCACCATCTGGAATGCCAGGGAAAACAGCAAAGTCTGTTTCCAGTGTTTCTGGTTCCAATGCCAATGCATGCACCAGAGTGCCAAACGTGAATGCTTCACTGGTTTCGCGGCCAATAGTTTTGGCAACATGGCGACCGTGGAAGTACATAAGAGATACACGCGCATCTTTTACCTGAGTACTGCTGATACCGTTGGCACCGTGATAAACCTCGTTTGGCAAACCTTCATAGCGGCCTGGCTCAAAGTAAGCAGGGAACTCAGCAGCTGGCTGCTCTATGGCAATGACTTCTTCACCATCTGCAGCAATACTTTCGCCTGCTGAAATCTCAACACCACTCGCGATTTCGTTACCGTTAGTCGCTTCCACCGGCTCATTGATTACGGTCTCCACAGGTTGTTTTTCTTGTTTCTCGACTTCATTTGATGGGGTATTGATGACCGGGTTATCATTTTTTGGGGAACCCATCAGGCCTTCAATTGAAAATACAGTTGCGCTAATGCGCTTTACCTCAGGCTGGGTTGAGGCGCTGTCTAAATCAGGTTTGGCTTGCTCGGAGGCCACATTATTACTGGTTTCAATGGTGGTGCCTGATACTGCCGAACCCATAGCAATTGCCAGTGTTTCTGCGCTTGGATTGGCGTGGTCAGTTTCAGTTAACTTCGCGTTAATCCATGCCTGGTGAGTACCTGGCATCATGTGAATGTTTGGTGCAGCACTCCGTACAACAGCGAAGATAGCAGCGCGGGAATAATCGAGAATGCCAGGGCAGTGACGCAGCTTGCGTGACCATTCTTTCCACGGAGATTCTTTGGCTGCAATCATCTCTTTAGCACGGCGGTAAATGCTGACGGGGATGTTGTAGATATCGAAATCCATAGGTAAAAGCGCGCCCGCAATTTCGATATCGAGCGTATCAAGAGTGTGCTCAAGGTCAGGAGAACGATCGGTCTTATTCAGGCCACCAGCAGTCGCACCTGATGGCGTACGTGGAACTGAAGTTATGTAATTACCTGCGGCCCACTCACGAACCAAAATTCCGCGATCAATATGTTCTGTGGTCAGCCATAAATTAGAGAATTGAACGACGCGGGTCAGTTCGTGACGCTTATCCATTGGGAATACAGTTTTGATGGCATAGGTGTATTTCCACAGTTGCGCGGTGCTGAGGTCTTCAAGTCCTGGCGCGTTTCTGGCTGCCAGTAACAGGTTCTGGACGTAGCTGTTATCGGTATCTAGCGACATCTCCATAATTTGAACGCGCTGCGCGTGCTTAATATGATGAGCGGTAACGGTACTGATAAGCTGAGAAAGCAGTCTTCTGCCGAATGCCATTTCCGCCACTGGGTATTCAGTGAGGTCACCGTCATTAGCATCAACAACCAGGTCTTTATCCGCAGTGGTGATATTAGCTGTGGCAGCTGGTACCGACGAAGTTTCTTCGGTTGCGATAATTTCGGGAGTAGCGGCATCTGCAATGACTGGAGATTCAGGTGCTGCATCAACAACAGCAACAATCTTCTGCCAAGTCTTACTGTCATCTGCGAGCTCGTAGCGCTCACCCCATGAAGCATCCAGCACGCGCTCTTCTGGTAAATCATCGAACACTGGCACGTTAGTTCGAACCGGCAGCATGTAATCAGCGCCGCGTCCTGTCTCAATGTCGTTATCTTCCAGGATGTTCATGATTTCACGATCGGCACGAGATTCAGATTTGCAATCGAACCAGGTGAACATATTTGGCTTACCTGCTTTAGGCCGAGCTTTGATTAGATAGGCGAACATCATTGTTTTTACGCTCCAAAAGGTTGTAAGATCCCCGAGCCATTGAAAGCGCCCATTGGGTGGTTACTTTGGTTAAACAGATTTCCAGCGCACTTTGCCGGTACCGCTGGACGTAGAGCCCGCCTTGCGCGGGTTTTTGCGTTTCACACGCCCGATATGGGAATTCCCATATCGCTAAAACTTCGTTGTTACTGCTGGCTGCTCATCATTGCGAATCAGACCGTCGACCGGGTAACAATCACCGACAACATTCTGCTCTATAGCTGCCTGCTCACACTGGGCCTGGTTGTCATAGACTCCCAACACCACATCCTGAAAATCACCGTTGGTCATGCCTAATGTCAGCACTAAAGCGAATAGGGTGCTCATCAGTGAATCCCCGTACCTGCAGGAACCAGACGCTTATCCAGCTTGTTGCAAATGTAAGGCTGACGAATCAACCGCGTATTACCCACTGGCTGGCAGTAGTAAATGCCCGAGTCCCGGTTGAATGACACCAGCCATGGCGCCATGGTTACGCTGTCGCGGAAGTGGCGAGCCTGACCTTTAGCCAGCTCCGGGAATGCTGGAACGTGAACCACCGGTGCAACCGGACGGCGATGAAACTGGAAAATGCTTGCTGCCTGTTTAAATAAGCTAATCATCTCAATCCCCTTTGCCCTTATCGCCAGGCTGGCGGAACGTTTCTTTAACCTGACAACGCTGCGCTTGTTGTCGATGCAACTAACAATACAAATAAGTATTGTAATTGACAAGAGAAATGAAAAAAATATTTTCAATTAGGCGGGATGAAATACAGCCAGCTAGGTGGCTGCATTAAAAAACTAAGGCGTGGAGATTACTTCTGGATGCTTTGAATGATGCTGAATACATCATCCTTGAGTAGATCAAGTTCTTGAAGGGTGGTCTTAGCGTGAACAATCAGGCGCAATTTTTCTGCTTCAGGCATTTGATTAAACAGTGCGAGCAGGGCTGTTTCTTTTTCATCTAACTGTCGTGGGGCCGAGACCACGCTAAGCGCGTCATCACCTGCTTCCGGGGGCATAAAAAACCAATGCTCTGGTTTCCCGGCGGCAGCTGCAAGCCGCTTTAGCCTCTCTCCTCTCGGGGCTGATTCACCTTTTGCCCATTGCTGAACCGCCTGGGGAGTAACCATCGCTCTCCTGGCAATATCTGACATGTTCCAACCGAACTCATCTCTAACGAGTTGCAGTCGATAAGCAAACGCTTCATGGGGTGCTGTTTTCATGTCTTCCATTCTACAAGGTAGCCTTTCACTCCGCATTGCAAAGATTATTTTCAATCCGCATTGAAATAAATATTTTCATATTGTAATCTTGGTTTTCATCAACCGAGGTCTTGATATGACAAAATCCATAAAACAGCGTGTTTGCGCTGTTATGACGCAAACAGAGATGGCTAAACAGTTAGGCACCACATCACAGGCGGTGAGTCTCTGGTTAAACCACGAGGCCCCTGCCCATAGAGTGCTTCCAATCTGCAAGTTGCTTGAGTGGGAAATCACGCCTCACGAGCTTCGCCCCGATCTCTATCCAAACCCAACCGATGGTTTACCGCAGCAGGAGGCATAACCATGCAAACCCTAACGTTTCAAGATGATAGCAAGCCGAACTTCATGCCAATGATAAATCGCTATCAACCCAAGCAGCATGATGAGCATGAAGTGATCCGCGATGCTGTCCGCTCCTGGGCTGCTGCAATCGACAATCAGGACGTTGTTGCAGCGCTGATCATTGAACAATGGAATGCCAGCGGCGGTGAGGGAATTGATTTTCCCGATGATATTAGCCGTGGGCGCCAGAAGCTGTTTCGCTACCTGGACAACAAATTCAACTCTGAGAAATACCGGGAGAACATCCAGAAGCTCACGCCCTCGATATTGTCGGTGCTGCCGCTGGAGTTTCGTGGCCGCTTAGTTCCTGCGGACAACATCATGATGCGCCTGGCACGACTGGAGAAAGAAACCAGCGAGGCCAAGGTGGCAGTTGCGCTTGATGCGCCAACTCATCAAAAGCTGAAGGAGCTGAGCGAGGGGATTGTGGAGATGTTTCGTGTAGACCCGGCACTGACTGGCCCGCTGTATGAATTGGTGTCGAGCATGTTGGGGGTGATATGAAAGGTTCAAAAATGGCGAAAGCCGCGCTGGTGGAACAGCAACGGCTTTCAGGTGCAATAACGTCAGCTATTACGGAATCGATTATGACAAACGTCGAACTGAAACACCAGGCGAAAGGGGCATAGCTATGTCAAATGTCGCTTACGCCAATTTTGCGGCTCACTCAGCCGCCAGGAGCAACAGGATGGAGAACCAGAAGAATGGTTACATTCCGTTGTACCGGAGCATCAAGAAGAAGCCCTGGGCTAAGGATGTGTTTCTCAGAACGTTATGGGAGAACCTGCTTATTGATGCGCAACGCCAGCCTTATGCCGCCAGATTTAAAGGCCATGTATGGCATCTGCAACCCGGACAACTGGTGGTAACTGCTGCCGATCTCGGTCTTGCACTATGTGACCGGAAGGGAAAGCCAACAAGCCGTGATGCAGTCGAAAGAATGCTGGGCTTTTTTGTGCGCGAAGGGATGATTTCAATGGAGGGTGAGAAGCAAAAAGGGCGCGTGATCACCATCCTGAATTATGCGCAATATGCTGAAAAAGTGAGCAATTTACCCGCACAAACATCCGCACAAACATCCGCACATGATGAAGCCAGTGCTGTCGCGGCTTCGGAGGGTATGGGCGCACATGGAGCCGCACAAACATCCGCACAACATGAACAAGAAGATAATAACAATACTAAAAAACCTACGTCTGAGAATTCTGACGAATCCTCCGACGAGCGTTTGAAAAAGTTTTTGTCTTCCCATCCCGAAGCGGTGATTTACTCCCCAAACGGCAGCAAGTGGGGGAGTGCTGAAGACCTCCAGGCCGCTGAGTGGATCTCCGCGCTGGTGAATACCATCAAGCCCACTACCAGACAAGCCAATCTGACGGCCTGGGCTAACGATGTACGGCTGATGCGTGTGCTTGACGGGCGTACCCACCGGGAGGTTTGCGAGTTGTTCAAATGGGTCAGCAAAGACGCCTTCTGGAGTATCAACGTCCTGTGTCCGGCAAAGCTTCGTGAGAAGTGGGACACGCTGTCGCTCAAGCGTGACGCCGCTAAGCGTGGTCCTGCGACCACCAATGCTCTCGATTTCGACAACACCGACTGGGCTGAGGACATGAAATTATGAAATCTGTGATGACAGCTATCAACAATCGCGACGCCAGCGCTCTACAGTCAATGTCGAATGCCGGGCAGGAACAGCAACCCATTCCTGACTCAACAAAGCACATTTTCAATGAGTTATTTCGCCAGCTCAAGGCGGCATTTCCAGCCCTGACGGTCAACATCAAGACTCAGGACGAACTCAACGAACTGCGCCGCCAGTGGCTTCTGGCATTTGCGGAGAACCGCATTACCACCATTGAGCAGGTGAACTCAGGCATGCGCATAGCCCGCCAGCAGGAAACTCCATTCCTGCCATCACCAGGGTTATTCATAGCGTGGTGTCGCCAGGGTGAACAACAGCGCTTCGGGCTGCCAACAGCTAGCGAACTGGTCACGATGGTTTACGAGTACTGCAAACGCCATGGCTATTACGATAGCCCAGAGTCTTACCCTTGGGATAAGCCAGAGCACTATTGGATGGTCACAGCTCTGTATTCAGGAATCCACGCCAATGGCTGGAATGATGGCGAACTACGCCGCAAAGCCGCCACTGAGCTTGCTGCAATGGCTTCAAGAATCTCTCGAGGTGAACATATCCCTGCACCGAAAGTCATGATCCCGACGCTTGGCGGTAAGCCGCTTTCTCAGTCGCAAGGTCTGGAGAAGATTTCAGAACTGCGCGCGAAGCATGGACTCAAGGGAGGTGCGTTCTGATGGCAACAACACACTCAGCACCACTGGATGAAACTTATCACCAACGGGTAGCAATCATCCGCTCGGAGCTTTCAGGACGTGATCGACTGACGTTCGGTGATATCAAAGCCCTGCTCAATACTTCTAACTGGGTGACGAAGAGACTGCTCGAGCAAGCTTCAAAAACGGGTGATTTGTATAAGTACGGCAAGCGTGGCTACTTCCTTGATGCAGCACATTACGAAGCCTACGCAGAAAATCTGGATGAGAAGCTTAGGCAGAAACGAATAGCGGCCAGCAGGGCATATAACGCAGCGATGCGAGCCAACAGGCCGAAGCCTAAGCCGGTTAAATACATCAACATCGTCTGCCAGGAATGCCGCCAGAATTGGCAAGGCTACCAGGTACATAAAATTTTCGGTAGTGGAGCACGCGCATGAATACCAAAACTCAGAAATTAGTCACAGCAGGATATGCGCTGGCTAAAGGGCTTGATGCCGAATCGGCAAAGCTGGTGAAAGAGCTGGCAACCGAACTTGCTGTGCAGCGTGTGCGTGCAGATGAGCTAAACAAGCAGGTGGTCAATCTGGCGGTTGAGAATTCCTCCCTGCTGCCAAAAGCGGCCAGCGAATTATTAAATGCCTGGATGCTTCACAAATACTGGGTCGGTATTCAGGTTGCACTGATGCACGTCAACGCAGGGAGATTGCACGACGGCATGACATGGTTACAAAACACTGTGTCTGGACCTGGTATCGAAGCTCCGGAGCTAAGCGATTTTGCTGAAATCGAGGCATGGGCCAACGAACAGCAAAAAGACAGCATCGGCCATGTTCGGGCATTAGAAATTATCAAAGCAGCATCACCCGCAACCGACGCCGCACTGGCAAGCATTCAGGCGAAGTATCGTGCAGAGGGCATCAACTTTTCTGCGGGCCGTCTTTGCGCTGCGTACAACCACGGCTTTATTGATAAGCCTATGAAGGAAGTCGCTGACGTAGTGCGCATGATTCTGGACGCCAAAGAGGAATTATCCGGCGGCACGTTATTAGCAAGTGATGGCCTTTCAGGTGAGTATGCCGAAAAATCTCTGGAAGAGTACGCCGAACAACTGGGAAAAGGAGCTGCCGTATGAGCAACTCACTTGCGTACGGCGCAAAGCTGACGCCTGAATCATTCGCTGATTTTGTTCAGCGTTTGAAATATCACAGCCGCGGCAAAGGCGTTAATGACCACTGTACCGCTGACGCTATTTTCATCGTCCAGAGAAAGCGGTTGGTCAACGGAATTGATGCCGACTATACCGACCAGCTCATGGTTTATTGCGACGATTGGAAGTGGTTCAGCATTCAGGAGTATTGGGATGATCTGGATTCTGATGCAAAGGTTGAACTGAACAAGAAATCTCAGGATTGGTGCGAAAAGCAATTCATGAAGGCCGACAGTGACGATCAGTGGTATCTGCTCGGCGAACTGGAAGACCACACCGTCACCGGCTATCAGTGGGAATGGGAATACGTTAACAGCCATTTCACACGTGAAGCTGCCCAAGCTTTTATACAGCGAAAGAAGCACGACTATCCAGACGGCATGCGCATCTATGTAGACGCCAATATTTATTGCTGGGAATTCAACGCCATCAAAGAAGCATTGATGGATGGACGACTTGTACTTTCTGATGGAGCTGCGAAATGAGCAATAACATCGAAGCGCTGCCTTCAATTCTGGATATGTGCTGCGGCTCCCGTATGTTCTGGCTCGATAAGGAGGATGAACGCGCTGTGTTCGCTGATATTCGTAGCGAAGAGCACTCGCTTTGCGACGGTCGCCGCCTGGTCATTCGTCCTGACCTGATTGCCGACTTCCGCGCGCTGCCGTTCGCCAACGATTCTTTCCCAGTCGTGGTGTTCGACCCGCCACACCTTGAGCGTGTTGGCGATAGCGCCTGGATGGGTAAGAAGTACGGCAAACTGAACAAAGAAACATGGCTCGATGATTTACGTGCCGGGTTCGCTGAAGCGTTCAGAGTGTTGTGGCCACACGGCGTGCTCATCTTCAAATGGAATGAAACCCAAATACCGGTTAGCCAGATTCTGGCGCTCACACCTGAGAAACCGATCATCGGGCAGCGCACTGGCAAGAACGACAAAACCCACTGGATTCTATTTGTGAAGTACGGGGTAGGGACCCTGAACTATGAGTAGTAGGCATCAGTTGTGAAAGATACAACCTTCACTCATGCATTTGATTTATGAATTATTATGTTTAATATAAAAATATTTACCAAAATGGTTTACAATTTATTGGTTTCTGGTAAATTTATTGAATGAGATTTGAAGTAACAGGCATTCGCATCGCGCAATGCTCGCACCTTACAAGTAAACCGAGGATTTAACTATGGCACTCACTGAATTCGGTAAGGCCGTCAGAAAAGCGAGGATAGACACTGACTGTACACTTTTAACAATGTCAAAAGAGCTGGGGGTGACTTCTGCTTTCTTAAGTGGTTTGGAAACTGGCAGCAAAAAGATTCCTAAAAAATGGGTCAAAGAAATCCAAGAGTTTTTTAAAGCTCGCGGCCTTGAATTGAGTAATCTGCAGGAATTGGCAGATGTTTCAAATGAGTTTGTTTCATTAGATGGGCTGTCTCAGAATCAGCAAATGCTAGTAGCTGGTTTTGCTAAATCCCCTTTGACACCTGAACAACTTAAACGCATCGCTGAGCTTATGAAAAATATCAATAACTCCGGGGATTAAATATTGGAACCATCAACTTACGTGTTACGTGGAAACCGTGTTGCACCAATGAGTTTGAATGAAATAGCAAATGGCGCGATAAATTATAGTAGCTTTTTCAATCTTAAAGCGATGAAAAAGAAGAATAATTTAGATAAGGCGTTCGAAAAATTAAGTGAGTTTGGCATTACGCTTAACATAGTCGAAGACCGAGTTTGGGAAAAAATGACCTATGGCCTTACGACAGGGCATTACGACCCAAACTCACTAACAATTAGCGTCCCCAACAGGATTTATGAGTTAGCCTGTCAGGGAGAAAGAGAGTCTTTATTTGTTCTTTTTCATGAATTGGGGCATCTGGTTTTAGGTCATAGGGCCGTGCTTCATAACTCAAAGAAGGAGGCAGTACAGATGGAAGATGCTGAATGGCAAGCTGACACGTTTGCTGAGGTGGTTTTGAGCGAGTTAGGTTTTTACATGAATCAGTTGGCATTTGATTTTCTGTAAAAAAGCCCTGCTGCAAACAGGGCTCCGGTTCGGAAAGTCTGCAAAACTTTCCGGTGTGTATGGAGGAAACCCGCCACTACACTTAGATTTGACAACACGGAGTATAGTGGCGCTCCCAACAAAGCGCAACCTGGATGGTTTTACAGGTATGCAGGGAAATATAGCAATGGCTATGGGAACCTGTCGCAAATGTGGTAATGCCTGCGAAATTATCTTCCGCTACACAACATGTGTGGATGGTGTAATTCGTCACGCAAAAAAAGGAAGACCTTTCCCGATCCCACTTTGTGATTGCTCTGGGAAAAAAGCTGCTTAAAGTGGCACTTAATAATAAAGCCTGACTTTTTGTTGGGCTTTATTTTGTCAAAAATTAATCACTAGCGTTGATTAGGAATTTTAAAATGAGTCAATTCCAACTTGCCATAATTGCTAGAGAAATTGATGGTGAAGTAATTCATCTCAGAACCAAAGATGGGTATATCAACGCCACAGCAATGTGTAAATCGGCAGGTAAGTTGCTTGCGGATTATACCAGACTTAAAAGTACTGAAGATTTTTTTGATGAATTATCCAGCGATATGGGAATTCCCATATCGGAGTTAATTCAATCGTTTAAGGGTGGTAGATCCGAAAATCAGGGGACATGGGTTCATCCAGACATAGCTATCAATTTAGCTCAATGGCTATCCCCTAAATTTGCAGTTCAGGTATCCCGCTGGGTGCGTGAATGGATGTCTGGTGATAGAGCACCAGCTGAGCTACCAGTTCATTTAAAACGCTATATGGTTAATCGCGGCAGAGTTCCTCACACGCATTTTTCCATGCTCAACGAACTTACTTTTAACCTCGTTGCACCTTTAGAGCAGGCTGGCTACACATTACCTGAAAAAATGGTTCCTGATATTTCTGAAGGCCGGGTTTTCTCTAAATGGCTTAGGGATAATCGTGGTATTGAGCCAAAGACATTTCCCACTTATAGCCACGAATATCCTGATGGAAGGACTTTCCCGGTGCGTTTGTATCCGAATGAATACTTGGCTGACTTCAAAGAGCATTTCAACGAAGTTTGGCTGCCATTACATGCACCAAAGTATTTTGCTGAGCGTGATGTAAAAGCCTTGGCGCTAATTGAGCGAATCATGTTGCCTGATTTAGATTCTGAATAGCGACAATCGCCATCATGGCGCAAAAACCGATTCAACCTTAGCCGCCTAACCAGCGGCTTTTTTATGTCCGTCATTCACCGAAACATGATCGATTTTACCGATCGATAGCATCGCATCGATCAATGAAACTGATTAATTAAGAAGCACAGAGCCGCAACAAATTTTCAACCTGCTATCAGCGCTGGTGGTCGTTTAGGTTTCGTTTAGGTCGACACTGGCCTGTGTCGTTGAGTGACATGAAGTGACGAAACGCAGCCATTCAATCAGTTAACCTCGACATATTTGCCGCTCGGCATTCGTTAACACTAACGATCAAATTTTGATCTAATGTAGCGAAAAAGATTATTAAAATCATCCAGATAAATAACCTTGCATAGATACATGGTTTTTGTGCATACTTGGAAAAAGAAAATAGTACTGTTTATACATACAGTTATTATGTGCTGTTTGTTTGTGTTGTGGTAGCAAAAACTACTGAATACAGTTTTTATGGCTTTTTGTTTCCGCGCAGGTTATTAGGAAAAAAGTCGACTTTGCTACAGTGGTTGCGCATAGCCGAGATGGCTTTGCAAAGTGGGATTCTGGGTCCCGAAAATTAATCGGTACGGAAGGGGGTTGATGTGTCTCAAGCAAGTTCTGAGGGTAGTGATTCTTACGATCTAGTGAGACGCTCCGATGGTGCAATAAAGTGCTCCTTCAAGTTCAAGGCGGGAGAGCGATTGTTGTTAAACAATGGTGGCGTAGAAATAGGCCACAAACTCCTGCAGAAAGACGAGCGCATTATCTCTCGAGCGACACTGGTTGAGATGGTCAAAGAGATATCTTCCAGCAATTGACCTTTGCAAGACATGACTTGCATAATACAACTATCGGTCTGAACACCCGATAACCTGACTACGATGCGCCACGGAGTGAACACCATGGCGCAAAAATACTACCAATTTGAACTTTCTCGCCTGACGTTATCCGACGCCAGCGATTCTTTGTACTCTGCGTTCGCCCTTGGGGGTGACGCTTGAACTTTCCAAAAGAGGGCGTTCGCCTTCACCAGACAAACTTCGACGCCATAGGTCAGCAGCTCCAGCCGCTATTAGCTGGTGGTGATTGCTATCGCCTGATACTCAAACCTTGGCGCGATAAGCGCAGCCTACCGCAGAACGCGTTAAGCCATATGTGGTACGGAGAAATCAGCGAATACCTGATTCGTTCAGGGCGCACTGAAGCGACCCCAGAATGGGTGAAGCGCAACCTCAAGAAAACCTATCTCGGCAGCGTGGAAATCACCTACACCGATTTCATCACTGGCGAGAAAACCACAACGTGGGAACCGCGACACACTTCTGATCTGGATGCAGGGGAAATGCATCACTTCCTGGGCCAGGTCGAGATGTGGTGCGCGCAGTTCGGTCTGTTCCTCACTATTCCGCACAACTGCGAGTATCAGCAGCTGCGCGACCAGCAGAATCAGTGAGGTGAGCATGGCTAAGCAACCTCGCCGCAAGTGCAAAGTCTGTCGTGAGTGGTTCCATCCGGTGTATTCAAACGTCTGGTGGTGCTGTCCTGAGCATGGTGCGCAGTACGCGCTTGCTCTGCGCAGTAACGAAAAAAAGAAAGCAGAAGAAGAGCGGCAGGCCAGGCGTCGTCAGGCAGTCAAGCCGCTGAGTTACTTCATAGGCCAGGCACAACAGGCCTTTAATGACTTCATCCGGTACCGCGACAGATTAAAGCCGTGCATCAGCTGCGGTCGCCACCACGATGGCCAATACCATGCAGGCCATTACCGCACGACAGGCGCGAACCCGGAGCTACGGTTTCACGAAGACAATTGCCATAAGCAATGCGCTCCCTGCAATAACCATCTATCCGGAAACCTTGCCGCGTACAGGCCAAAGCTCATTCTCAAAATCGGTCAGGCTCGATTTGATGCACTGATGGGGCCGCACGAACTACCGAAATGGCGACGTGATGACTACATCGAAATTCGCAATATCTACCGGGCAAAGCTCAAAGAACTCAAACAGCAGGAGGCAGCGTGACACCTAAACAGCGCCGTGCACATCGAACAGCAATAGAACGCGCAGCAGCTGCACCACGCAAAAGCTATCTGGGCCGATTTACTCCGCTCACTAGCATCCAGTCAGCCTGGATACAATCACTGCTTACGGTCTGGGGTGAGTGTGTTGGCGGTAAAACCAGCGCGCAATATCGGCTTGAGAACTGCAATCGTTTTATATCGAGTGCAAAGCAAGATGAGTGGACAGACACCCAGCTTTCTCGAATCACTACCGCAATAAACCAGGCTCGCGAGGAAGGGTTCAGAGGGCGAGAGGCCGTCCGTCGTGCACATACTATTTTATGGTCAGCCACTCTGAGTGAAATGATGGATGAAGCGAGTTGGCGGGATGATGCAGACCTGGTAGAACGTGCCGTATTGAAGGCTTTCAAATCAGATGATCCGGTATACCTTATTGGAATTAACTACTACGCTACTCGAGCAAAAATTGCTGACATCACTCGGGAACTGCAACAGGTGGCGCCGTGGTTAACGACAGGAGAAGCAAGGAAGAGGGTGCGCTGGTGTATCCAGATTTTTCAGGCGAGAGCGTTTTTGTCTGTGCGCCGCACGATGGAGACAGATGCTTGATTCAAACGAATAGAGATGAGCATCAAATCACGTTTTTCGATATAGCAGTTGAAAACGGGCCAGAAATATGAATAATTCAGGCATGCTTGGCAAAGCTGCGCCACGATGGCAGCGACGATAAGCGACCTGAAAATGTGAAACCTCGCCATGGCGGGGTTTTTTAATGCCTATAGTGCTGTAATACCAACAAATGCATTCGCATGAACGCTGGTGGGTTCACAGTTTTCGCACTCTCAAATCTGTCGACCGCATCCCGCCAGTGTTCAGCCGAATGCCTAAAAACTTGCAGCCTTAATTATCTTTTCTATACTCTTTTCTGCATCTGATAATGCATCTCTGCAAGTAAATTTAAGAGCGTATGGCTCGTATATAACTACCAGACTTTGGGCCAGCACTCCGATTGCTGGTCTTTTTTTATCCGCCATTAGCTCAACGGGACAGAGCATGGAGCTTCTACCTCTATGGTTCGGGGTTCGAGTCCTCGATGGCGGACCATATTCCAGCCAGGGCAATTTCAGGTGTATGTTATTCCCTTCGCTTCTGTAGATTAGTACTAACGCCAAACCCACTGCTGCTATCTTTTATTCACCAATCATTATTGAGATATGGATGATAAAAGAAGGTTTCTACTGGATACAGTTCTACGGCAAAGTGCAGGTTGCCCGTTACATTCATCAAAAAACAGAAGATTTAGAAACTGGTGTGTGTGTAATTGGTGCCTGGGAATTAGTTGGCCGTCAGCGCGAAATAATCAATTCCAGCGAAGTTGAGGTGCTCAGTTCTCAGCTCTTACCACCTTGAAAAGATACACAAGTTATCTAATATTTAATTGCTGGCCTACAAAACCAGCCTCGTTAGTACTTCTTACGGTTAATCCCCCTATGCGGAGGGGCGAACTAAGTAGGCCTTTGCAGAGAAGCACGCGGAATAGTGTTGCTTAGTCTCTATTCCACCGGGAGGCACCCGGGACCGTAAGAAAAACACTTTTCACCAAATCCAGCAGAATGCTGGTACCCATATTAGCCTCGGCATCTGCCGGGGCTTTGTATATATAGAGGCAATTATTTTTTTGGAATCAGTTTGCTTGGGAAGTATTCAGTCAGAAAATAGCTGAGGTGCTCGAATGCCCATTTCAAACCATCCTGCTGACGAGCCCCAAAAGTCAGGTTCACTTTTGAGTATGATTCGCCATAGATTTCAAATGGAGATGCTAGCCAGAGCAGGGTTTGTTGAGCGTATTGAATGGCCTGCTGCTGGATTTCCTCCTCCGGTATGGCCTGAGAAAGATATTCATAAAAATGTACATCCAGATTAACAAGGTACTCCTTTATCTCCCCAGAAGTGCCGGGGCGAGCTGAAAAATCGACATATCCAAATAGCGATTCGTTATCTAAGCCAATAGTGCAGCCAAGGGTCATAAAGACCCCATTTTTACCATTTACCGCTGATATGAAGTCTTTAAACCAAGGGAACTCAGCAATCTCATGGATATCATTTATCTTTTCTGGAGATTGAATGAGGTCAAATCCACCATTATTAATATCTCCATTTTCCCGAACTTCGTAACTGTAGGGGAATCTGGTGAAATTATGACGTTCAGTTATTTCCATTTTTTTCCTTAGTTGCCATTGATCCGAGGTAATCAGCTATACCCCTATGTTAAGTGCGCCCATGCTGCCACATGGGCGGGCTGAACCTTCAGGCTACCAGACAACACATTCACCTGATTGATACATCTCAACTTTCTGCCTCGCTTATGCGGGGCTTTTTATTCCCATCACATAGCACCCGCACTCAGCGAGGTGAGAGATATGCGCATGCCTGGAAACAACCCCGACCTGTTCGCATTAATACTGGCATTCCTGATGACATTGCTCGGGGCGATGGCTGGATATGCCTACCGTGTCATTAATGGCGCTCGCTTCAGTTGGGTGATGCTGGCATTACAACTCATCGTTTCTTTGTTTGCTGGTGCATTGATGATGCTTACTGCGATGCACTACCTATGGCCTGTAGAAATAACCGGGGCTATCTGCGGAATGGCTGGCTGGTCAGGTTCAACCCTAATCAAGGCGCTTGAAGCGCGCTTTTTGAATAAAGCAGGAGGCAGTAATGCAGGAACCCAAGTGGATAGTTGAAGCAAGGAAGTATTTAGGTCAGTTAGAAATCAAAGGTCCTCGTCATAACCCCCTCATCCTTCAGTTCTGGAAAGACATCAAACGTAGTGGAATCAAAGATGATGAAACGCCATGGTGTGCAGCCTTTGTCGGTTCCATGCTCGAGCGAGTCGGAATCAAATCCACCCGCTTTGAGTCTGCTAAGTCCTACCTCAACTGGGGTGCCGAGCTACGCGAACCAGCCTTCGGTTGTGTTGTTGTATTCAGTCGCGACGGCGGCGGCCATGTTGGATTTGTCGTCGGGCAACGTGAAAACGGTGATTTGATGGTGCTAGGTGGCAATCAGTCCGATGCGATTAATATCCGCGCCTTCCAGCGCTCGCGAGTATCCGGTTATCGCTGGCCAGTGAATGAGGTGAAAGACACTCGACAACTTCCGGTGATGAACGGGAGCCGTTCGGAGAGCGAGGCATGATTACTTACTTCCTGCTTTCACTGAAAACGCACTGGCGCTGGTGGCTATCCATCGCCGCGCTGGTGGTGATTGCATGGCTCTGGAATGAAAACACCCGCATCGATGCCAGCCTGACCACGCTAGAGGGTGAGAACAACAGTAACCGCGCTGTCATGGATAACATGCTCCGCACTGTCGCTATCACTAACATTGTTCTGGGAGTCAATCAGCATGCCAAGAACCAAATCGCACTGGAGTCACAGAGAGCCGCGAGCGACATCAAAGCTGCTGTTGCGGGTGATGATTGTGCTGCTCGGGTTGTTCCTGCTGGTGCAGCTAACCGGCTGCGGCAATACGCGGACAGTGTACGTGCCAGTGCCTCAGCAACAAATCCCAGCCAGCCTGACCGCTGAAACACCGCAGCCCTTTATTCCTGATCCGCTGACTTACGGAGCCAGTCTGGATTTAAACGTCAGTCTGCTGTCGGCGCTGGGGCAGTGCAATCGGGATAAGGCTGATATAAGAACCATTGAACAATCGAAGGCATCACATCCCAACTGATGGGCTGTAGCATTACTACCAAACCGCACTAAACTGAAAATAGATAACATTGTTTTGTGCTTGTGGTCCTTTACGCCGCTCTGTCCGAGCGGCTTTTTTATGCCTATTGCACAGAAACAAGCCATTACAAAGCTCATCTGCGGGTGGGCTTGATAATGGCTTTATCCAGTTAGTAATTAACCATGGCAATGGCACTAAAATTATCAGTTATAGACATGCCAACTGAGCAGGACATGATGGATGAGTTCGAGAAGCTCAGAGCGGCACTTGCTGGGCGCCTATTTACCCCACAGCTTCAGGCCTACGTTATTGATGAGATAACCAGCGCGCTCATGGAAAAAGTGTCCCTTAAGGCTGAGCTACTTTAAAAGGTGGATATCAGGAAAATCGAGGATGCTCGTTCACGTGTCAGTGAGTGAAAATACCCGCATGAAAAAAATCCCTTACGAATGTAATCCAGTAATTCGTAAGGGTGGCTAGATAGCCTTCATCACAAGGAACGCGCCGACAATACGCTTGTTAGTTGAAAAAGTACGATTAATTAAACTTCAATTAATCAATTATTAACCAATAATTAACATTGAGTTTTCTGTAATTTTCTTTTGATACAGTGAATTGTGTTATTCCGGACAAGTGGAATTATATAATGCATTAATAGAATTAACATTTTGCCCGGCAATCTTGGATTATTAATTGACATCACCATGGGCAGACCCATCGTAAAGGCGTAATAGCAGGAGTAACCAATGAGCAAACCGGACTGGGAGGCTATCGAATCGGCTTACCGGGCTGGTTTGATGTCGCTCCGGGAAATAGCCTCACAGCACGGAATAAGCGACACAGCAATCCGTAAGAGAGCAAAGAAAGACGGATGGTCCAGAGACCTGGCTGCAAAGATACAAGCGAAAGCTGATGATCTGGTTCGCAAGCGTGAGGTTCGCACTAAGGTTCGCACCGAAACATCGATTTCAGAACGCGAACTTATTGAGGCTACCGCCGAGGTTATTGCCAATGTCCGAATGGAGCATCGAGGCGATATCCGTAGGGCTAGAGAGCTGACCAATGCGCTATTTGATGAGCTTGCCGGGGAGTGCGCTGACGTAGCAGCACTCGAACAACTTGGCGACATGTTGCGATCACCAGACGATAAGGGTATGGACAGGCTGAATGATATATATCACAAGATAATCAGCCTGCCATCTCGCGTTAAGTCGATGAAGGATTTAAGCGACAGCCTGAAAACTCTCATTGGCCTGGAGCGCGAAGCGTACAGCATCGAGAATAAAGCCGAAGCCAAAGAGACTACCCACAACGTAATGCCGGTACCGACATGCGACAGCGTTGACGATTGGGAGGCTGCGGCGCAAGTACAACAACGCGGGGTTTTAGGTGGATGAATTACAAAGCCGTCTGGAAACCTTTGCCGGGGTCGCAGTCTCTGTCCCTGAGCTGCCCATGTAACGAGATACTGTATGAAGGTACGCGCGGACCGGGTAAGACTGCAGCGCAGTTAGCCCGATTCCGCAGGCTAGTTGGCCTCGGCTACGGCTCATTTTGGCGTGGCGTCATTTTCGATACCGAGTATAAAAACCTCACCGACATCATTACTCAATCCAAGCGTATGTATCGCCTGTTTAACGATGGCGCTCGCTACCTGGCATCAGCCAGTGAATTGCGCTGGGTATGGCCAACAGGCGAAGAGCTGCTTTTCCGGTTCGGCAAAGAAGAGGCTGACTACTGGGATTTTCACGGCCAGGAGTTCCCGTTCATCGGCTTCAATGAACTGACAAAGCAGCAATCACCTGAGTTCTACGAAATGATGTTCTCTTGCCGGCGATCGTCTTTCCGGCCGGAGGACTATCCGCTTGATAATGGCACGCTGATTAAGCCGATCCCCCTTGAGACATTCAGTACGACCAACCCGTTTGGCATTGGCCATACGTGGGTGAAGAAGCGTTTCATTGAGCCAGCGCCGCGCGGAACCATCATCCGCGAAACGCAGAAGGTGTTTAACCCGCAGACCGAGCGCGAAGAGGATGTGACGCTAACACGCGTTGCTATTCACGGCTCGTTCAAAGAGAACCCGTATCTCGACCCTCAATACATCGCCACTCTGATGAGTATCAAAGACCCCAATCGCCGCAAAGCATGGGTGGAAGGTTCATGGGATGTAACTAGCGGTGGTCGCTTTGACCATCTGTGGAACGAATCACTGCACGTTATCAAACCTTTCTCTATTCCGGAAAGCTGGACGGTTGACCGCTCCCATGACTGGGGAGAGTCGAAGCCGTTCGCAAACCTTTGGTGGGCGCAGTCTGACGGCACCGAAGCGACGCTTCCGGATGGGAGTAAGTTCTGCCCACCGAGAGGGTCATTGATTCTTATTGGTGAATGGTATGGCTGCCCACCCAACGAGTTGAATAAAGGCCTGAATATGTCCTCTACAAACGTTGCCAAAGGCGTAGCGTGGGTGGATAAACGCCTCGTCGGTAAAGATGCTGGCGAGCCTGCAGAGACTCAAGGCAAAGGGCAAATACACATCATGCCGGGCATCTGTGCCAAAGTTGTAGCGGGCCCGGCTGATAGCGCCATTTACAACACTGCAGATAATGAACTTTCCATCGGACAGAAGATGGAAAAGCAAGGCGTGAAGTGGGTTGAGTCCAATAAAAAACCCGGCTCGCGGATCAATGGCGCGTCTTTATTCGCTGACATGCTTGAGGCGGTAATTGAAGGTAAGAAGACGGAATCAGGTATACCTGAGAAGCCTGCTTTTTATGTGTTTGATTATTGCCGCGGCTGGATTAGCCGGGTGCCAGTACTCGTTCGCGATGACAAAAATCCGGACGATGTTGATACCTCCCAGGAAGACCACGACTGGGATGCTACCCGCTATCGTGTTCTGCATATTCATTACAAGCCAACCGGCAAAGTCACTAACCTACGGATATAACCATGCCTGACATTTCAACACCCAATCTGGACTATGGGAACATGGTTCAGGCGTGGGATATCAACGACGCGCTGATGGGTGGCACGCTGTATATGCGCCAGCTTGGCAAAACCTACCTGCCAATGTGGCCCAAAGAAGACAAGGATGCGTACAAAGAACGCCTGGCTGTGGCCACGTTGCTGCCAGCATACGAGGAGACCATTAAACAGAACATTGGCCGGGTATTTGCCGAGCCTGTTCAGTTGAAAGAGTCCGTTCCTGATGGGGTTCGTGAGCTTGCGCCAAATATCGACCTTGAGGGCAACCGCTTCGATGTCTGGGCGCAGTCGCTCTTTGGACTCGCAATGCAGTATGGCCTGGCGCATGCGCTGGTGGATTATCCGCGCGTTGATACCGAGCAGGTGAAAACGAAGGCCGAAGAAAAGGCTACTGGTGCACGCCCATACGTCACGATGATTAACCCTCGGCAGGTCATTGGCTGGAAGTCGAAAGTCACAGGCGGAAAAGTAGTACTGACCGAGCTGCGCATCAAAGAGGTCGTTATTGAAGATGGCGACGACTTTGGTCAGAAGAAAATTGAGCAGATTCGTTATCTGCGTCCGGGTAGTGTGCAGTTGCATCGCAAATCGACGGATGCACAGGGGGCTGCGAACTGGGTGCTGCATGAAGAGTGGAATACCTCTCGTGATGATATCCCGCTGGTCACTCTCTACACCAAGCGCACTGGCTTCATGTGTGGCACACCTCCGCTATTGAATATGGCGTTGCTGAACATCAAGCACTGGCAGAGTCAGAGCGAGCAGGACAACGTGTTGCATGTGGCTCGCGTGCCGTTACTGGTGGTTTATGGGCTCGGCGAAAACGAAGAGCTGGTCATCGGCTCGTCATCTGCGACTGCATTTGACGACCGGCAGCGGCAAGGGCTTGAATACGTCGAGCACACTGGCGCAGCTATCAGCGCGGGCAAAGAATCGCTCGCTGACCTGGTTGAACAGATGCGCCAGGCGGGCGCGAAGCTGCTGCGTACCGAGAATACCTCCACAAAGTCTGTCGATCAGACCAGCGAAGAGACAATGCAGGAGCAATCGCCGCTCTACACCATGGCAAACAGCCTGGAAGATGCGCTGGCGAACATCCTGCAAATCATGGCGGAATATCTCAACTTGCCGGAAGGCGGTTCGGTTGATGTACGCACTGAACTGGACGTCGAAACTAAAGAGTTCAACCCTCCGGCTGCGCTTGCAATTCAGGCGCTACGGCAGGGCGGCGATATTCGTCGTATCGATGCCATTAAATCGCTTCAGAAGCTTAACCTCATCGACGCCACGATGGACCCGGATAAGGTGCTGGATGAGTTACTCAACGAGGTTCCAACGTTAACGGGTGAATGAAATGCGTAACCGCAAATGGACCGTTAACCAACACCTGCAGAACGAGGCCATTGCGCACAGCTTATTCGTCAGCCGTTATGGTAATGGCGCGGCACGTCGCATTGTTCTCATACTGAATCAGGCGGATGCCGAACTCGCTGCGCAGCTGCTGGTGGCGCTCGAGGACATGAACCCTTACACCATGACGGTTAAGCGGCTGGCGACTCAGCTCAAAGCGGTCCGGGCGATTAACCAGCGCATTTACGCCTCGTTAAGTGAGTCACTGACAGCAGAGCTGGAAAGCTTTGCAGCGCATGAAGCCACTTATCAGGCGCTGATGTTCAGCGACGCATTGCCCGAAGTGATATTGCAGCATGTACCACTTCAGCAGCTCACGCCGCAGCAGGTGTTTGCCTCCGCTGTCTCGCAGCCATTCCAGGGGCGTTTGCTGAAGGAGTGGGGCGAGAAGCTGGAAGCGGACCGGATCGAGCGACTAACCAATGCCGTGCGAATGGGCTTTCTCAATGGAGAAACCACGGAACAGGTTGTTCGCCGCGTTCGTGGCACCAAAGCCAGTAACTGGCAGGATGGCGCATTACAGGTCAGCCGGGCCAATGCCACCAGTGTTGTGAAGACCGCCATCAATCACGTTGCCGCTACCGCCAGGCAGGACTTTGCGGAAGCAAACAGCGACCTGATTAAGGCTAAACAATGGGATTCGACCCTGGACAACAAGACCACGCCAATCTGTATCGTGCGCGACCATCTGCTGTACTCGCTCGACGGGCAGCCAATAGGCCACGAGGTGCCGTATCTCAATGGTCCCGGCAAAGCGCATTACTGCTGTCGGTCTTCAGAAACCTACATCACTAAATCATGGCGAGAGCTGGGCATCCCGGTTGATGAACTCGACGGTACCACTCGCGCATCGATGGACGGGCAAGTGCCAGCAAAGACCAATTACCGGGACTGGCTGAGTAATCAGAGCTATGCCCGGCAAGAACAGGTGCTTGGTGTGACGCGCGCCAGGTTGCTCTCCGATGGGAAACTAACGGTAGATGAGTTCTTTAACGACCGGGGCGAGATGCTCACGCTCGAACAACTCAAGCGCATTGATGCCAGCGCGTTGGATTAGCAGCAAACAACTTTATCGGGGTCGCCAACTGGCGGCCCTTTTTATTGCCTGCCGTTTAGCGGATGCGACGCGGCGAACGGGTCGGATGACCTTTTAGCATTGGCCGGAAGGCTGGAGAAAGACATGAAACTGAAACTTGATGCAAACGGACACGTAGTGGTTGAAAACGGTATGCCTGTGTATGTGCATGACGACGGCAAAGAAATCCCGTTCGATGCCTCTGCGGCGATGGGCAAAATCTCTCAGCTCAACGGTGAGGCCAAAACTCACCGCGAAGGGAAAGAGCAGGCGGAAGCCAAACTATCCCAGTTCGCCAGCATCACCGACCCGGCGAAGGCGCTCGAAGCACTGGACCTGGTATCCAAGCTCGACCAAAAGAAGTTGATCGACGCGGGTGCAGTTGACCAGGTTAAAGCCGAAATCACCAAGGCATTCCAGACCCAACTGGATGAAGCCAACGGCAAGAGCCAGAAACTGGAATCGCAGCTTTATCAGGAGATGATCGGCGGTCGCTTCGGCAGTTCGGCGTTCATCAAAGATAAGGTCGCCATCCCGGCAGACTTCGTTCAGGCCCGCTTCGGTCAGGCATTCAAAATCGAAGACGGCAAGGTCGTTGCCTATGACCAGCAGGGTAACAAGGTCTATTCACGCACCAAGCCTGGCGAACTGGCTGACTTCGACGAAGCGCTGGAATCGCTGGTTGAGCAATACCCTCAGAAAGACCACATCCTCAAAGCATCCGGCAACACTGGCGGTGGCTCTCAACAGTCGCAGCATCAGGCCGGGCAGAAAACCATGAAACGCGATGCGTTCGATTCTCTCGATACGGCTGGCAAACAGACCGCATTGAAAGACGGCATGAGCATCGTTGATTAACTCTAAGGAACCTTAAATGGCTGGAAACACCCTGACTGGTCTCATCCCGACCATCTATACCGCTCTCGATTCTGTATCCCGCGAACAAACCGGTTTTATCCCGGCAGTAGCTCGTAACGCAAAAGCGGATGCCGCAGCGAAAGACCAGACGGTCACCGCACCTGTTGCGCCGGTTGCTACGACCGTTGATATCACCCCCGGTGCGAACGCGCCAAATGATGGTGAGCAATCCGTTGGTACCGTAAACGTCAAAATCACCAAATCCAAAATGGCTCCGGTCAAATGGAACGGCGAAGAACAACTGGCTCTTGGCCCAGCAGGTACTTACAACATCATCCTGGCTGACCAGTTCAAACAGGCGTTTCGTGCATTGAGCAATGAAATGGATGCTGACCTGGCGACACTATTCTTCAACTCTTCACGTGCCACCAGTTCGCCAAAAGACACGCCATTCAGCGTTAAAGATGATCTGTCCGATGCAGCAAATGCCCGTCAGATCCTGACTGATAATGGCGCGCCAATGACTGATTTGCGCATGGTGCTGGGCGGCGAGGCGATGGCGTCTATTCGCGGCAAGCAGTCCGTGTTGTTCAAAACGAACGAAGCGGGTACTGACCAGCTGCTGCGCGAAGGCGTTATCGGCCGTGTGATGGGATTCAATCTGCATGAATCCGCTAGCATCAAACGCACTCCTAAAAGCACTGCCACTGGCTACAAGGTCAATGGTGCCAAGAAAGAGGGCGATATTATTATTGCTATCTCGGCGGGTACTGGTGGCATTGCTGTCGGCACTGCGGTGACATTCGACGGCGACTATAACCAGTACATGGTGGTGGCTGCGACCTCATCCAGTATTACCATCGGTGCACCGGGCTTGCGTCAGGATCTGGCTGACCAGACGGCAATGACTGTGCTGTCTGAGTTCGCGCCTAACATGGCGTTTGATCGCAATGCCTTCCTGCTGGCTTGCCGAACTCCAGCAATGCCTGATGGTGGCGATACCGCTGACGATGTGATGAACGTAACCGACCCGGTTTCCGGCATCACCTTCCAGATCGCTCTGTACCGTCAGTACCGTCAGGTGCGCTATGAAGTTGGCGTTGCGTGGGGTGTTGCATCCATCAAGCCTGCGCACAGCGCAATCATCATGGGCTAACCATCGGGGCTTCGGCCCCTTTATCTTCTGGGAGGCCCAATGGCCGGACTGACGAAAGAACAGCGTGCAGAGCGCGAAGCGGCAAAGCTTGCAACTGATACTGCGCAATCCAATCCTGCTCCGCAGGAAACGCAGGAAACGCAGGAAACGCAGGAAACGCAGGAAACGCAGGAAACGCAGGAATTGACACTGCTCATCATGGTGCGCGACGAACCGGAGTTTCCTGGTGGCCCGCTTTCAGCAGATGTGCATCCGGATGAGGTTGAGAACTGGCTGGCGCTGGGCTGGCAACTGGAGGGCTGATTATGCTGGTGGCTGATCCGGCTTCCCCTGGCTTCAACAGCTACGCCAGTGTTGTCGACCTCAAAGCCTTCGCTGACTCTCGCGGATACTCCCTCCCAACAGATGATGGTGAGTGTGCTCAGTTACTGGTGCAGGCGATGGACTATCTCGAGGGGCTGGGGTGGCGCGGTGAGCGTGCTGTTTCATCTCAGCCTTTATCGTGGCCACGCACTGGATTGCGTTTCGATGGAGTTGACCTGCCTGATGATGCCATCCCTAAGCAACTCGTTGCCGCGCAATGTCGCCTTGCCATTGAGTCGCAGGAAATCGACCTGGCACCTTCGGTTGCTGGAGGCGGTGCCGTGACGATGGAGCGCGTTGAAGGGGCGGTAACGGTGCAATACGAAGCCGGGACCAGCAAAGCAACGCCATCATTCCCTTGGCTGTTCGCTTTACTGCGTGGGCTGGTGGTAGGTGGTAAACAGGTCCGGGTGACAAGGGGATAGCATGGCAATCAATTATCTGCGAATGCGTGCGACTGCAACCCGGTTGCTTACCGAGAATGGCACGCAATACCCGTTAACCCGTGGTGGAACTGTTCAGCGTGATGAGAATGGTCGGGAAGTTAAAACCCTCGCGATATCATCGACCGTTACGGGCGTTATCACTGAGTATCACCCTCGTGAAATTGATAACTCACTGGTGCTGACTGGCGATATCAAGCTGGCGGCCACGTTCGAAACAGAAATCCGTATTGGCGACCTGATTACCGTCGATGGCAGAGCCTATCGTGTTGTGCAGCCCAACCCTGTTAAACCGGGCAAGGTGCTCATCAGCTACAACGTTCAGCTAAGGATGTGACCATGAGCAATCAGGCTTTTCTACAGTCCATCCAGATCATTGTCGATTCGACCAAAGCAGATGTTGAGGCAGTAGCGCGAGTGACTGGTATCAAAATACTGGCGCAGCTTGTTCGAATGTCGCCAGTGGGTAACCCGGATGTTTGGGAAGCGAACCAGACGGCGGTTGCGTTCAACGAAGAGGTGACTAACCACAACAATGCGCTGCGCAATGATGAAGCGAACCTGACTAAAACAGGGCGGCTACGTAAAGGTTTGAAGGTTCATGACTCGATGGATATCAAAGCGCCACCTGGTTATACCGGAGGACGCTTTAAAGCCAACTGGTTTGTGGGCATGGATTCGCAGCCGGTTGACGCCACTGATGATGTCGATCGCACCGGGAATATCTCAATGCGGCGTGGGCGTGTCATCCTGGAAACATTCAAGGTGGGCATGACCTCAATCTATTTCGCGAACAACCTTCCCTACGCCTACGAACTTGAAATGGGTCATTCAAAGCAGGCTCCAGGCGGAATGGTGCGCATCACTGCACAGGACTTCCAGAAGCTGCTCTCTGAAGCAGTAAAAGAGGTGCGCAATGGCTGACCAGTCGTTACGTATTGTCGAGATACTTGAGCAGCGCATTGCTGTAGTTGCCAGTGCACAGGAAGTGCTGGTGGCATGGGAGAATATTCCTTTTACGCCACCACAGGACAAGCCTTATCTACGCGTCTTCGTTCTACCCGCCACCACGCAAAGTCTCGACTTTGAAGCGAAGGCGCAAACCTACCGCGGAATACTGCAGGTAAATGTGATCGCGATGTCTGGTAATGGTGTTGGCGAATCGCGCAGCCTGGCGCAATTAATTGCTGATGAATTTCCTGAGGGGAGGCATCTTCCTGATGGTGAGTTATCGGTATACATCAGCGGGCAACCCACCATTCACCCAGGCATTCAGGATCGGACATCTTCTGGCCCGACTGGTGGGTCGGGTTCAATCAGCTACACCATTCCCATCTCAATCAGCTACCGCGCTGATTACTGACCCGCTCCCCGGCGGGTTTTTTTATTACCTAAATTCAGGAGAGTGCAATGGCATTCGCAATTCCCAATGGCTCGCGTGTGAATATCGCGAAGGCATATCTCGCGCCTGTGGTGTTCACTGCGGCCTCAAACGCAGCTGAATGTGAACTCACGGTAGCATCGGTGGCAGGTATTCTGGCCGGTGATGTTGTACAGGTGAACTCAGGTTGGTTGAAACTCGACAGCATGGTTTTGCGCGTTAAATCAGTTACCACCACCAAAATTGTGCTGGAAGGTTTTGATACAACTAATACGAACAAATTTCCTGTCGGTACCGGCGCAGGCACGCTACGTAAAATTGATTCGTGGATCACGATGCCGCAGGTTATGACGCTTGGCACCGAAGGTGGTGATCAGCAGACCATCAGCGTCCAGTTTCTGGAGGATGATAAAGCTCGAACCATCCCGACATTTAAAAATGCTGTCGTTCAGGTATATACCTTTGCACATGATCCTCTGCTCGCCATCTACGCCCGTCTGATTGAGCTCGATGAATCAAGCGATACAGTCGCTGTATGGTTCCATAATCCACGCGGTAAGGCAGATCGCTACTATTCGGCAAAAGTATCATTTCAAAAGGTACCTAAGACCGAAGTTAATGCCGTTGAAAGTAACGAAGCTCGCATGAACTTCGAATCGGACATGCAGATTTATCCAATCGCCGATTCCTCAGCAACACCGCTGGCGTTCGTTTCCGATTTGAATACGACAACCAAATCACTTGCGACGGGCGCATCCCTGGACCTCGCTGTTGTGGTATCAGGTGGCTCCGCGCCATACACCTATGTCTGGAAGAAAGCCGGTACCGTACTACCATCGCAAACATCCGCGACGCTCCATATTGCGGCAGTGGCTGCAGGCGATGCGGGTTCGTATATGTGTGAAGTTACCGATGCAGCGGGTAAAACCATTACCTCTAAGTCCTGCGTTGTCAGCATCACCTGATTATTTTGCCCGGTTCGCCGGGCTTTTTTGTGAGTCGAAACCATGACCAAATTCACCCTGATCCCTAACCCAACCTTTTCCGTAACTGCTTCAATCCCCCGCGCTGGCACCGAAGACGGCAAGCTGACATTCACCTTCCGCCATAAAACGCTCGATGAGTTACGCGCTATGGATGAGAAGCTTCAGAAGTCAGCAGAAGGTAAAAAGTCCGCTGTTGAACCGCAGGCTGACTATCTTATGGAAATCACTGAAAGCTGGGCGCTGCCTGATGATTTCACCCGCGAAAACGTTATTACCATGCTGAAGAACTACCCACGAGCCTTCGACAGCATCGGCCTGGCTTACACCAAAGAACTGATGGGATTGCGCGAAAAAAACTGAAACAGGTCGCCGCAGCGATGTATACGCCGGGGCCGTCAGTTGCGGAACTCAGCGCTTTTGGTTTAACGCCTGAAGATGTGGAAGAAGAGGTCGGGATCCTGCCGTCAGTATGGCAGTCCTTCGCTGTCTTCTCATCGCTGGCGACGCAATGGCGCGTGGGTGCGAGTGGCGCAACCGGCATCGATTATAACGTTCTCCCCTGGATGTTTGAATTGCACAGGGTCGAGGATGCGGCGGCCTGTCTGGCTGATATTCAAATCATGGAGCACGAAGCTCTCAAAACGATGAGTAAGGTGGCGTAATGTCTGAACAAATCGCGTCGATTACGCTGCGTGCTGATGTTTCGGATTTGAAAGCAGCAAATAATGAACTCGATAAATTATCAGATGCAGCAGCCGGTGCCGCTGCTGGTGCTGATAGCCTGGCTGATGCGGCAAAGCGTGTTAAGCCTGCCACGCAGCAGGGAACGGAAGGGCTTAAAGAGCAGCAGAATGCTTTAAAGGGTTTGCTGGAGAATATTGACCCAGTCACCAAAGCCCTTAACCGCCTGGATGAGCAACAAGCTTCACTGCGAGGATTTCAGACCAAAGGGTTTCTGGATAACGATACCTTTCAGTCTTACAACAAAATCCTTGATGACACGCGCTTAAAGCTTACTGATACGGGTGAAGCTGCGGCGCGTGCGCAGGCAGAACTGGCAGCCACGCAGGCTGCAGAGAAGCAATCGGCCTCACTGAAAAGCCTGCTTGGCTCCATTGACCCGACTATTCGCGCATTCAATGCGCTCGATGAACAGCATGCACTGCTTGTTTCGCACTTCGAGTCAGGGCGCATCAACAGCAGCCAGTTCGAGCACTTCAACGGCATCCTGAACGAAACGCGCCAGCGGCTGACAACCGTCGCTGATGTCTTGCCTGAAGCGCTGACAAAGCAACAACTCGCCGCCCAGAAAGCGGGGATTTCAATCGGGCAATACAACCAGGCGCTGCGCACATTACCAGCCCAGTTCACTGACATCGCCACACAGCTGGCTGGTGGTCAGTCGCCATTCCTTATCCTTCTCCAACAGGGCGGGCAGATTAAGGATCAGTTCGGTTCGGTCGGCGGTGCGATTTCCGGAGTCGGTGGTTATCTGCGCGGGTTGCTGGGTTTGCTTAACCCGGTGACGCTGGGAATTGGCGCGCTGGTGCTGGGTGTTGGGGTGCTTGCGACGGCCTGGTACAAAGGGACGCAGGAAGCCTCCGAGTTTAATCGTCAGCTCATTCTGACGGGGAACTACTCGGCACAAACAGCAAGCCAGTTGTCAGAAATGGCGCAAAAGATTGGAGGCTCGAGCAACAAGGTCGCAGCCGCTGCCGCCACGTTATCTCAGGTAGTTGGCGCCGGCACATTCAAAACCGATCAGCTGGAGTCGGTAACCCGCGCCGCGATGGCGATGGAAAGCGCGACCGGGCAATCGGTCGATGCCACGATTAAGAACTTCCAGAAGCTATATGCCAATCCCACGAAGGCATCGGAGGATCTTAACTCCACGCTGCATTACCTGACGGCCAGTCAGTATGAATACATATCTTCATTGGAACGACGAGGAGATATGGAAGGTGCAGCTGAAGCCGCTGCCAAAGCATACAGCCAAGCAGAGCAGCAAAGAGCACAGGCAATACTCAACAACATGGGTTTGATTGAGAAAGCCATTAAATCAGCCACTGATGGGTGGAAAGAGTTTTGGGATGCCGCCCTGAATGCTGGCAGACCGATGACAGAAGCTTATCAACTTGAACAAGTTAATAAGGCGATTGCCCAGATTTATGCCGATAGGCAGAAGTCAGGAAAAGCAGATCTCTTTGGTGAAGGGCTGATAAACCTTCAGAAGCAAAAAGCAGATATTGAATTCGCCATTAAGTCGCAAGAAGGTTATGCAGAGGCGCAGGCCAAGTCTAAGAAAATTAATGAAGAAGGCATCGCTGCGCAGCAGGTAATGAATAAGTACCTGGATGCGGGAACTACAGCTGCAGAAAAGCGCAGTAAGGCACAGGAAGAGCTTAACAAACAGATTGCAGCGAATGCGCGAGCGGCTAAGGCCACACAAACACTTCCACCAGAAAGTAGAGTTGCTAAATGGTCCCAGGAAGATATTGCTAAAGCGCGTAAAGGCATCGATGAGCTTTATAAAGATCCTAAAGTTGCCAAAACCCCAGCTGTTCGGGTGGCGGCCGGTGACCGCTCACTCGATACCTACAACGCTGAAACGCTGGCACTACAGGCCCAACTTAAAGTTCTTCAGCAGCATACCGGCGTTAATGATGTCATCAGTCAACAGCGCAAGCAGCAGTGGGAGATTCAGGCCAAATTCAGCGTGCTTGAAGATTCCGCTAAATCCCGGACGCTGACCAAAGACGAGCAATCGTTACTGGCAACGAAAGATAAAGCCTTAGCCCAGGCGGAAATCAACGCCGGAATAGGCGACCAGATTGCCAGCCAGCAAAAGCTGAACTCTTTAGCAGACCAGGCGAATAAGTTTGCACAGCAGCAAGCAGCTAAACGTGAAGAAATCGCCGCGGCAGCACGGGGTGAATCAACGCGTGAAGCGGAAAGGGCATCCTCCCTTCAGCGCATTAAAGAGGCGTATTCATACAACCCTGAAGCACAGAAAAAGGTTCTTGCCGAACAGCGGGCAACGTATCAGGCCGAAGATGAGTTAAGGGATAACTGGATAGCAGGTGCCAAGCGCGGCTGGGCTGATTATGCCGATGCCGCCACCAATACCTATGATGGCGTCAGGAATGTAGCCTCTTCAACATTCACAGGCCTGTCCGACATGCTGACCAGCTTGATGACTACTGGGAATGCCTCCATCAAAGAGTTCGGCAAATCCATGCTGAAGATGATCTTGGAAGTTACTAACCGTCTCATGGTGGCTTATGCGGTGCAAGCAGCTATGGGATGGATTAGTGGCTCTTCAAATCCGCAAGGCGGAGGAGTTGGCAGCCCAGATTTTGTTGGTCCAGTGAGGAATGCCAAGGGAGGAGTATATCAGTCGGCAGGGTTACATCAGTACGCCAACGGCGTATACGACTCTCCTCAGCACTTTACATTCCAAGGTGCAACCAAGTTTGCAAAAGGAGGCGTGTTTGGTGAGGCTGGCCCTGAAGCTATTATGCCATTGACGCGTGATTCGGCAGGACGGCTAGGGGTAAAGGCGCATGGTGGGGGGGGGATGGCACCTGTAATTAACACGACAATAAACGTTGATGCTGGTGGATCAGCGACTGCCCACACCTCAAGTACTGGCGATGCCATGGGGCGAGCCCTAGCGGATGATATGCAAAATGCCGCGCTCCAAGTAGTTCAGAAACACCTGAAACCCGGCGGTATGATCTACAACTTCAGTAAGGGTAGATAGTGTTTCACTCATCCCCTGGTTATCATGCCTAAAACCACGATAAATAAGGGGATGATGGTGAAAAGACTGCTATTGGTAGGGGCTGCTTGTTTTCCACTTGTCGGTTGCTTTGGAGAGTATAGCGAAGCCATTAGTTATGGTGAATCACAGATTAAGGAAGCGCTAAAAGATCCTGATAGCGCCAAGTTTAGTGATGTTTGGTTTTCTCCTGATGCGAATAATGGTAAGCCAAGAACTAGTGGATATGTTTGCGGGAAGGTTAATGCTAAAAACGCAATAGGGGGTTATGCAGGTGATTCGGCATTTGTTATATACGTAGGGCAGACAGATTCTGGGTTTGTCAGTAGCTCTGCTGTTATTTCCCAAGATTCTGAGGGGCCCAATATGGCGATAATCACATCATCTTGTAAAAAATAACTACTAAGCCCCGGCCAGTCCGGGGCTTTTCACATCAGTAGCAAGTACCGCCAGCGTGGTGAGATCCGGTTCCGCCATGCGGATGCGTACCGCGTGGACACGCCATAGTAGAAACAGACATCATGCCGAACATTACAACCAATACCAATGCGATCATTTTCTTCATTTCATTAACCTTGCCATTAAATGATGCGATGGTGCAGGGCCGCTCTTTGGCGGCTACAACTCTATTTATTGAGAGCGGCTATTAATTGCAACCGTATTGATTACAATTGTGAGAGTAATACTGGCCTTGAGAGTTTGTTCCAGAAATCATGCGGTTACCGTTGCCCATATTTGTCTGAGTCTCATTCCAAGACTGACCATTGGACGCAGTTCCATTTGTATATGTTGTATTACCAACGGTATTGGAAGTTTGTGACCAGTTTGACCCATTACTGGAGTTACCATTCACGGTTGTCATATTACCCATGCGGCTTACCGTATAACTATTTCCATTATTATCATAACAACTGGATAACGCATTTGTACCAATGCATTGAGCGCTTGATCCAAATGAAGTTAAAACAAGCAATAATGCCAGAATATTTTTCATTAAATTAACCTTACAAGTAAATATAGAATTCAAAACGCAATTCTACTCCTAAGATGTGTGAATTAACCATCCCACTTAGGCCGGTTTTTATGGAGCAATTATGGCAGTAGAAACCTATAAATGGCATTCGCAACTTGGTGCTGGACCTATCGAATATAGTCAGACAGTCCGTGCAGCCCAGTTTGGTGATGGCTATGAACAAGTAGCCGAGAACGGGATTAACTCGACAGCTATCCAGTTGCCAATGAAGCATGTGGGGGCTGAAGCGGAAGTGAATGAACTTCGCACTTTCCTGCTGACTCATGTAGTGAAAGCATTCGTCATTACCCCCCCAGGTGAAGAGAAGGGGCTTTACCGCGTTGTCGCTAATTCTGTACGCAAGAACGTTATTAGCAGCAAGTTCGCAGAACTCACTTTCACCATCAAACGAGCCTATGGGGTGTACGCATAATGGCTTTCGTCGACCAGGCCGCAAAACTGGCACCCGGTGGCAGGGTGCGCTTGATTGAAGTTGATGCGTCGGAATTCAGCGGTGGTATACACCGTTTTCACTACAGTCCATTCCCACACACTCCAGAAGAAATCGACGCAGCAGCCGGCGATGAAAACAAGCTAGGCCCGAAGCCAATCATCTTTGATGGCAAAACTTACGATTTCTGGCCATTCCAAGTGGTTGACCTTGCTCTTTCAACTGACCAAGCCGCAGAGCCAAAACTCAGTGTGTCGAACCTGGATGGTCATATCACTGCGCTTTGCCTTCAGTTCAAAGACATGGTGAATTCGAAAGTCAGCATTATCGACACCTATGCCGTATACCTTGATGCCGTGAACTTTTCCGGGGGAGTTAATCCAACGGCTGATCCAACGATGTTCTCACTGCAGACGTTCTGGATAGACATCAAATCATCTGAAGATGACGAGGTCATCACTTGGGCGCTGAGCAGCCCGGCTGACCTGCAGGGCTTAGTGATCCCTACAAGGCAAATCACATCACTTTGTGAGTGGGCCTTGCGGGGCCAGTATCGGAGTGGTGATGGTTGTAGTTATAACGGCATAGCTTATTTCGATGCCAAAGGTAATCAGGTAAGCGACCCAGCGTTTGATGTTTGCGGAGGTTGCCTCATTGATTGCCGCAAGCGCTTTGGTGCAGGACTGGCAGAACCAAACACTGCAACTCTCGATTTTGGTGGCTTCCCCGCAACGGTTCTCTTCACTCGATAATCAGGTTTCACAATGAACAAAACGATAATGACAGCCATCCGGGCTCATGCACTGGAGGAATCTCCTCGCGAGTGCTGCGGCTTCGTCATTCAATCCGGGCGACGTCAGAGCTACATACCGATCCCCAATAGCCATGAAAACCCGACTGAACACTTCCGTATCGATGGGGATCATTGGGCAAACGCCGAGGATTCGGGAACGATTATCCGTGTTATCCATTCGCACCCTGGTGACGGAGCAAGGCCAATTCCCTCCGACCTTGATCGTCAGCAATGCAACAACTCAGGTGTGATTTGGGGCATTTACGCACCTGACTGTGATCAGTACGCCGAAATTACACCCGATGCCATTCCGCTTATCGGCCGCGCGTTCATCCTTGGCTCGCATGACTGCTGGGGATTGATTATGGACTGGCATGCCACGCAGGGCGTTGAGCTGAATGATTTTCGAGTCGATTATCCTTGGTGGGAAAGCCAATACACGGACAACCTCTATTTCGATAACTGGGAGAAAGAGGGCTTTATCGAATGTGACCCCATGCCGGGTTGCATGGTCATCATGCAAGTTGAATCCGGAAAGTGGAATCATGCCGGGATCATCACCGAAGAGGGTGAGCTATTACATCACCTCTATGGTCAGCCATCCTGCATCACGCCGTATTCACGCGGCTATTTCAAAGAAAGAACGATGATATCTGTCCGCCACAAAAACTTACCTCTGGAGCTAACACAATGGCGCGTTTAACAACCATTCGCTTATACGGACCATTAGGCGCTCGTTTCGGGCGCGTTCATAAGTTTGCAGTTCAAACCTCGATGGAAGCAGTCAAAGCTCTTAGCGTTAATTTTGACGGATTTGAAGACTACCTACACAATGCCAAAAGCAATGGGATGGTATTCGCTGTATTCAGAGGCAAGCGAAATATTGGGCTGGAAGATTTTAAAAGTCTTGGTGGAAACGATGACATTCGCATTGCTCCAGTTATGGAAGGGGCAAAGAAGGCCGGATTATTCCAAACGATACTTGGGGCAATAATGGTAGTGGCTGGGGGAATCATGACTTATGTCTCAGGGGGAACAGCCTCTCCAATGGCCGCAGGTTTAATCTCATCTGGATTAGCAATGATGGCGGGTGGCATCTATCAGATGCTTTCACCACAACCTAAAGGTCTTCAAGGCCGTGATGATCCGGACAATAAACCAAGTTATGCATTTGGTGGTGCGGTTAACTCATTGGCTATGGGTAACCCGGTCCCAGTATTGTATGGAGAGCGAGAAATTGGTGGCGGGATCATTAGTGCAGGGATCGTAGCAGAAGATATCTAATCGCTGTTTCACGAGCGACTGAGCAAAATTCATTCAACTTATCAATAAGATGATTAAGGTCGTAACAATTTGTAACTTGAATATGTTAAGATTAATCTGATTGCAATCAAAGGATGATCTTAATGAAAAAAGTTATAGCTGTAGCTCTGGGTGCTTTGTTACTTTCTGGCTGTTCTATTCGTGTTGCTGATTTAACCGTCGGTAGTACCAAGAACTACAACATTAACGGTAATAAATTTATTACCGGTCCACGCGTTACTGCCGAGGACTCATATCCAGTAGTTCTTTTCCCGCTGGGAATCCCAAATATGAAAACAGCAATTGATAAAGCCATTGAGAATGATAAATGCGCTGTCGGTTTGAGTAACTTAGTGATTACTCAACTTAACCACTCATTCATTTTTGGCAAAATCGGCGTTCGTGCTGAAGGTAATTTGATCATTGATAAGTCATTACCTGGTTGCGAAAACCATAGCTGAATGTTTAATTTAAATACTAAGCCACCTTCGGGTGGCTTTTTTTATGGGAAAAATATGGCAACGATTACTGGTGCAAAAGGTGGCAGCCAGAAGCAACACACGCCTGTAGAACAGCCAGATTCAGCCCAGTCAATGGCGCGTTGCCGCATTTTACTGGCATTGGGTGAAGGCGAATTTGCAGGTGGACTGGATGCTACTCGAATTTATCTGGATGGTACGCCGTTGGGCAATGCAGACGGAACCATGAATTTCGAAAATGTGTCATGGGACTTCAGACCCGGCACTCAAGTTCAGGCGCCCATCCCCGGATTTCCTGCCGTCGAGAATGAAACAAGGGTTGAAGTTTCTCTGACAAAGGCAACGCCCTGGACGCGTGCGCTGAGTAATACGCAGATTGATGCGGTGCTGGTGCGAGTGGGCATTACCGGGCTCCAGCAACAGGAAAATGATGGTGATATCGTGGGAACAACGGTCGCATATCATATCGATGTTGCGACCGATGGCGGTGCTTATTCAACGGTGATGACCAAAACGGTTACTGAAAAACTCAGCACGCTGTATGAGCTGACTCACCGCATCAATTTACCCAAGGCGAATACCGGCTGGCAGATTCGAGTTGTGCGAGATACAGCAGACAGCGCCAGCCAGATGCTACAGAACAAAACTCAGATTCAGGCTATCACCGAGGTCATTGATGCGCGGCTACGTTACCCGCACACCGCGCTGCTGTACGTTTCGTTTAATGCAAAAGCCTTTAGTAACATCCCGCGCATTTCCTGCAAGCCCAAAGGCCGTGTTATCCGCGTTCCCTCCAATTACGACGCTACAGCGAGAACGTACAGTGGAAACTGGGATGGAACGTTCAAATGGTCATGGACGAATAACCCAGCCTGGATCTGGTTTGACATCCTCACCCAGCAGCGTTTCGGTTTAGGCCGACGCGTCACTGTCGATATGCTGGACAAGTGGGAGTTGTACAGGATTGCGCAGCGATGTGATCAACTGGTACCAGATGGGAAAGGTGGGTCGGGTACTGAGCCTCGCTTCCTTTTCGATGTTTATATCCAGTCACAAGCTGATGCTTTCCAGGTAATCAAAGATATTGCCGCTGGCTTTAATGGTATGACGTGCTGGGGAAACAACATGTTCAACGTTGTTTCTGATATGCCGGTGGATACGGCGAAGATTCAGATCCTCACCCGCGCTTCGGTGGTGGGTAAACCGGTCTATTCAAGTGGCAGTGAAAAGAACCGCTATAGCTCTGCACTGATTAACTTTAGCGACCCGGATAATCATTATCAGGATCGCACGACTGCGGTGATGTTTCCTGACCTGGTTAAGCAGTTCAAGTTCAAACAAACTCAGCTAACAGCTATTGGTTGCACTCGTGAGAGCGAAGCGCAACGCCGGGGCGGCTGGGCGGTCTATTCAAACTACCTTGATCGCATGATTTCGGTCACCACCGGTCTGGACGGTTACGTATATATACCCGGGAAAGTTTTCGCTTTTGCTGATGAACGGGTATCAGGCCGAATCTATGGCGGTCGTGTTGTTGCATACGATGCAGCAATCAAGGCAGTAACCACGGACCAGGGAACCAGTGCAGTAGCTGGCGATACATTGATGATCCGCACCATTGGCGGCACTGTCGAGAGCAGGGTAATCCAGGCGGTTAATGGTACTCAGTTAATCGTGGCCACGGCATTCGTTTCTCAACCTGCTATGGATGCTGTGTTTGTCATCGATGCAGGGCAATTGCGCCTGCAGTATTTCCGGGTAACGAATCTCACCTATAACGATGAGGAAAACACATTCTCCATCGCTGCAATTGAATACAACTCGTCAAAATATGACGCGGTTGATAACAATGCCCGGCTCGATACTCCACCGATTAGCCTCATTCCCACTGGCCTGGTTGGACAGCCCGGGAATGTATCCCTTTCAAGCTATGACGCGGTTCGCCAGGGGCAGCGCATTGCTACGCTTCTCGCGACCTGGGATGCACCGCTGGATAAAAACGGTAAACCGCAAGCCGATGTCGTTGCCTATCAAGCTCAATGGAAGCGCGGTGATAACGAGTGGATTAATGTGCCTCAAACCTCGATGCGTAGTTTTGAAGTGCCGGGCATATTTGAAGGGGATTATCTGGTTCGTGTTCGAGCCATCAATTCCGGTGGCGCATCGAGTTTGTGGGCCAGCTCAATGCTTACGCATATCAAGGGAAGGACTGGCAATGTTCCTAAGCCAGTTGGGCTTACTGCTACAAATGATGTTGTATTTGGTATCAACATATCCTGGGGATTCCCGGCGGATTCAGGCGATACGCTGAATACTGAAATCCAGTACAGCGCTGCGGCTGATGGCTCCAGCCCAATGTTGCTTGCCGATGTGCCATACCCTCAGAAGCTTTATCAACAGATGGGTCTTAAGGCTGGGCAGGAATTCTGGTACCGCGCGCGCTTAATCGACCGTATCGGCAACCAGGGCGACTGGACTGACTGGGTAGGCGGTCAGGCGAGTATCGATGTCACGGAAATCACCGAGGCCATACTTAACCAGATTAAAGACACCGACCTGTTCAAAGACCTGATTGAGAGCGCTGTCGACAGTAATCAGAAAGTCGCCGACATGGCCAGCGCCATCACCGAGAACGCAGACAAGCTTGCCGCAGCTGTGGGAGCAAATAAACAGACTGCAGAGTCCATCATTCACAACGCGCTGGCGATTGCGAATGTGGTGGTAAGCCAGTCGGCGCAGAACGGTGCGAACTCAGCGAAGTTTGAGCAACTGCGTGAAGTGATTGCGACTGAAACTGAGGCCCGTGTTACGGATGTTCGCCATCTCGAGGCGAAAATTGGTGAGAATGCTGACGGTACCGCGAAAAACACGGCGGAAATCACGGAAGTGCGCCAGGTTATCGCAACGGAAACTGAAGCGCGCACCACGGCGGTCGATAAAGTGTCCGCAGCAACGAAAGTGGCGTCAGACAAAGCCGATACGGCTGATGGCAAGGCAACAACAGCGGGCAATAAAGCGGATGCAGCTGGCAGGGTGGCGGCACAGAACACGGCTGATATCACGACTCTGGACCAGGCTGTCACGACGCTGGATAGCGCCACGGCCTCACGATTTGAAGAGGTATCAGCTGAACTCGCTGACAAAACGGGCCAGGTTGGAACAATTAAGGGCGGCGTGCAGAATACCTCGATTGCTCTGATTCAGAACACACTGGCGCAGGTTAATCAGTCGCAGCGCATGAGCGTTCAGTATGGCGATAGCAAAGCCGGGATTCAGCGCGTCGATAATGTGATGGCTGATGCCAGCAAGGCCGTTGCTGAGTCGCTGAAAACACTGGATTCCACCGCAGGTGGCAATACGGCAAACGTCACTGATTTATCAAAAACGTTAGCTGATTTCACGCAAGTCGCTGCGACTCGTATCAACTCAATGACCGTGACAATGGGCAACCAGACGGCTGCAATTACTGAACTATACAGCGCTCAGATTGATACCTCTGGCAAGCTCAACGCAATGTACAACATCAAGGTCGCCGTTGACTCGAACGGGCGGCAATACGCTGCCGGGATGGGCATTGGCGTGGAGAATACACCAGGGGGGATGCAGTCACAGGTATTGTTCCTGGCTGACCGGTTTGCTGTCATGGCTCAGGCGGGAGGTGCGGTAACGCTGCCTTTTGTCATCCAGAACGGGCAGACCATCATACGCGATACCGTCATTGGTGATGGCACGATCACTAATGCCAAAATCGGTAACTTCATTCAGTCCAATAACTACGTGGCGAATACGTCAGGCTGGCGGCTGGATAAGAACGGCTCCTGGTTTAATTTTGGCAGTGATGGTGCAGGGGCAAGAAAATCGACAAATGTTACCGACAGCGTAAGGGATGAGAATGGCGTGTTGCGCTGCCAATGGGGAAAACTGACGGGAGTATTCTAATGGTATGGGGATTTCAGACATGGGATGCGAATGGCAAGCCGAACAACTACGGAATTAAGCCGGTCTCTGTGGTAGGGCGAATACCTCTCGCAGTGGGTCAGAACGCCGGCAGTTGGTCGTTTACTGTGCCTGCAGGGATGAAGGTGGGTTTCGCCGTATCGCTCGATGAGGGAGGGAGTACTGTCGGGCGCAGGATTGTTGCATCAGGAAATACCATCACTGTAACGGCTGCTTCAACTGTAGGACTGGGGAATTATCCCGCCTCTAAATGTGAGTTGGTTGTTTTCATGGAGAAGGCGTGATGTCCGATTTCGGCGCAATGATCGTTATGGACAATGGGCAACCGTTTGTCACCCCGCAGTCAACGCCATTCTGCCTCTACGGTAAATATGAGTTTAATTCGGTGGCAAACGGCACCGCTCAACACATAGAGCAGAATATTGTTATAGACGCCAGTTACCCCGTCATGGTGTTCGTTAAAACGACGAACACCGCACAACCGACACCTGTGATTGCATATCGTATTGGGGGGAGTGTCTATATTGCAGGAGATAACCCATACGGGCAGTCATTTACATTAACAGCATATGTATTTGCGATATTCCCACAGTCGTTACCATCCTGGGGCTTCGCAATCTGGGATGCAACCGGGAAACTGGTGCTCACAAACGAATCAAAAGTGTTGTCTGATCTACAAACAGTCGGCACACCTGGAGATACTGGCGGGGTTAATATCGACCAGACTCTGCAAGGGTCATACGCTGTAGCGCCTTGTATATTAGGCTCGTCAATATGGCAGGTAACTAACAGCTCCGCAGGTCAGCCAATAATAATTAATATCACGGCTTATACCGGGGCGAGATTTGACGGAAAGAACACACGCATTAATGCTGCAGGAAATCGAGTCGGCCAGGGAAGCTCGATTGGTGGGACGAATACAGGAATGGCAATCACGGCAATTAACACCGCAGCATATGATTAACTGATCGCTCTGAGTATCAGCCTCACAATCTCGAGCTGTAAATAACAATCGTCAATTTAAGAAACCGCTTCGGCGGTTTTTTTTCGTCTGGAGAAAACATGATTTACACCACAGGCACTATCGCAGGCAACGGCAGCACAATCACCGGTACCGGCACAAACTTTACTGCGGCTGGCAGTCTTATCCGCGTTGGCTGCTCGCTCATTGCATTTACAACCCCAGTACAAGTCCTTCAAATCACCGCCATCACCAGCGGTAACGCTTTATCTGTCACCCCGGCAGTGAGTCCTGCAATTGCTGCCGGTACGAAATACGCCATCCTGCTTAGCGACAGCCTGAGTGTTGACGGCCTGGCGCAGGACATTGCTGAGACGTTCGGCATGTATCAGAAGTACATGAGCGGATTCGCAGATGTGATGAATGGCACGGGTGATGTGACCATCATGATTAATGGCGCACAGGTAACTGTTCCGGGCCAGAAGTCACTGGCGAAAAAAGGAGAAAACTCCGACATTACATCGTTGAGCGGACTGACGACCCCGCTTAGCATGAAGCAGGGAGGGGTGGGCGCATCGGACCCCGCAGGTGCACGCGCAAAACTTGAGCTCGGGGATGTAGCTACACGGAACATAAATAAATTACTTGTTTCAGATTCGAGCCCATCAGTACCCGTCATGCTTCAAACGAATAGCGATTTTAGAAATATCGTTTCATATGACGCTCTTAGCGAATATCCGTTGGGATTGAGCGCGGGATTGGCGACGGGTAAGCAGCTTCCAGGGTCAGGAGTAGCTGAAAGTGGGTTTGTTGGGCTCATTAACGTCAGAACATGGGGAAATAACAGCGCGGGACAGTGTAGTTTTCAGATTGCTGTGAATGACAATGTAGCGGGTTTCCGCCGCACGTATCAAGCTAATGGCACATGGTTTTATTCTAACTTCCTTAGCTGGTATCACTCAGGAAATACAACCAGAGCTTCTGACGGAACATTAAAAGCCGCCTCGCCTGTCGTAAAAATCTTCGCTAACGGCAATGCGGAAACAAATGAAGAATCAGAGGGAGTAACGGTCACTCGCCAGGCTCCCGGGGTATATCTTGTTGAA